TAAAATCTGACCAGTTACCTGACCCTCTGCAAGCCTCCTCTGTGCGGCCCCAGAAGTTTCAGCCTCAGTTTGCGCCCTCTGCCCTAGCCCAAACTGCTGTATGCTCTCCTGTGCCCTTAGAGCTTGCTGTCGATCAGCCATAACACGCTGATCTTCCATAGACTGTGCGCCAAGCAGGGCCTGAAGATTCGCCCTCTGCTCCTGTCCCGCCCGTTGCTCAACAGCGGCTTCTTGAGCAAGTTGCTGTGCGCCTATGGTACCCATGAGCCGTATGTTCTGCCCACTCATTCCCGTGCGTAGGCCACTGCCCTCAAGGCCAGCCCTACGAGCAATGCCCTGCTGTAATTGCTCTGAACGGTCAGCGATGGCTTTTTTCTGGGCCTGAGTTTGGTAAGTCAGGTCTGGCGTAATTGCCGCCGCCTGTTGCTCAAGGCCCGTTCTGGCCTTTCTACCAAACATTTCCTTTGTTGGTTTGTTGCCGTTAGCCACTTGATGCCTCCGCTGTTGTATTTTTTGCTGGTGTATTTGCCGTCTGTCTGCTTGCTATCCTAAACCTGAGAGTTTTGTCACTAAGCTTATCTGCCCCACGAATACCCAATTGCTCTGCCATGGTATCAAGTGACTTTCTGTTCTGCCCAGAAAGCTCTTCCTGTTTCTCTGAGAAAGCATCCTCAGGCTTTACAACCTTGCGCTCTTTAAATTCCCTAGTTCCAAGATCCTTAAGATCCGCTGTTCTGGTCTTCAGGTTCGATATATGCGTTTTGACAGACTGTGGAATATCGCTCTTCGTGGCCTTAACTTCTTTAACAGGAGATGCATAGGGAGAAGAAACAAATGGCAAGTCTTGAGTCTTAGTCTGACCTCTTATTTCTTTTAGCTTATCCTTAAATGTTTCTTCACCAGACTTGATGTTAGTTTTAAAGCTATGCTTCATGTAGAAGTCGTTATCTTCTGTGCGCTTAAATGCCGCGAGAATTTCGTCCTCAGAATAACCCCGCTCTAGAGAATTTTTTCTAAGATATTCATCGGTATTACCCATGCCTCTGAGAGTGTTGATGGTTTGTGCAAGCTTCTCAATGCGAGAGTTTTCAATAGCCCCAAGCACCCCGGGCCTATACTTCCCCGCGTTTTCTTCCCTCCACTTCTTAAACACATTCGGTGAGCCAAAAGTTCCCGACGAAACTTGGTTTACGGCATTTGAAATATCTTTGTCCGTAGGGTCGCGGTTGATACCACCCCCAGTTTTGCCACCCCCATTTTTACCCTTTTCATTTTCTTTCTTGGGGGCAGGCTCAATCACCTGTGATGTACTGATGACGTTCCCATTGGCATCCAGTATATATGTTATTACAGAAACGCTTCCGTCCTCTAGGGTCACACGTTCTGTCCGGGTGGTGGTGGTGGTGGTGGTGCCCCCATTCCCATCGTCACCATCCACTTTAGGTGGTGCGTCCCACTGCTGAGTCTCGCTATTCCAAACGTAATTCTCCGGAACACCATCGGGCCGTATTGGTACACCGCCATCTTGCGGTGGAGGGTCATCTTGCGGTGGAGGGTCACCTTTGGGTGGAGGTTCCCACTGACCCGTCTCACTATTCCAAGTGTAATCTTTGGGGGTTCCATCGGGCCGCGTTGCTTCACGAGACTGTGTTAAAATATCTGTTATCTCTGCATCCGTGAACTTTTGTTCAGCAAGTATATTTCTTACAGCACCCTCGTCCCAGTCCTCTAGACCCATTAAGTACGTAACGCTCCCTATGGCACCTTCTACCGTGGGCTGAGGGCCAGATTCATCTCCAGAGGCTGTGTCACCGTCTGTAGGGGGGTCAACCACTGTTGTGGGGGGGGCATCCTCTCCTTGGTTTTTTGTTGCTTGATCAATAGCCGCCCGTATCTCTGCATCTTTCCAACTGTCCTCGATAGTTATTCCAAGTTGCTCTGCCTGTTTTACAAGATCTGTATTTCTGCCCTTCCTGATGATTTCATTTTGTTGGTATAGGTCGAAATCCGCAATGTCAACTTTCCCGTCATTGTTCAGATCAAATTTTTCGTCAACCGTACCATCGTCCCTGAAGCTATCTATGGCAGTCCTGAATCCGGGGTAAGTGTCAATCAGGCCTTCAATTTGTGATTGAGGTTGTGCGGTTTCGGAACTTATTACGTTGCCAAATCTGTCCCTTTGTACAGTTGTGTGCGGCTCACCGTATACATTTTCTCTGTCGTCTCTGTTGTAACCACTGCTATAGTTACCCACAAGACCCATGTCTTGATAATCTTGATAGCTAGTGCTTGTGTTGTCCAGAGCTTCATTCCACGCAGAGGGATCAAGCCCCTGCCTCACTGCTTCCTCCTGACCATAGATATACATATCTTTGAAGTCTATGACATTGTCATTATTCAGGTCAAATGATGGAATAAAATCGCTCTGATCTGAGGTGCTCCCAATAGCCCTCCGAAATCTTGCCCTGCCGTAGATCTCCCCGTCCAAGCCAATAACAGGCTGACTCATATCTAGCCCCCGGGGGGTGGCCATAGAATCTGTTTTTAACGCAATCCCCTCATCTTCAAAATTGCCCAAGCTGTAATCATGAGAAAGACGGGAATGATCCGCATACACTTCAGGTCCAACATCTCCAAGAATTCTAGCCTGTATGTCGGGGGGAAGGGTAGTGACGGGTATGTGGTTACCTAGGATACCTGACGCGGAATTCCAATAATACGCATTAGAACCATACTGCGGATCATATAAAATATCAGCCCCACCAACACCATCCAACCTTGCGTGTGCTACCATTTCCGGCGGGAACGTGCTTTCTAAAACATCTTGTTCATTCAGGTCTAGATCCATAAGATCTGCCACATCAAGACCAAGATGATCAATAAGCGGAAGCAGATGTTCAATGGAAACTTGTTGGCCCTGAATAGTCAGGTAATCCATCGCAGTGTTTGGAGCTACGCTGGCATTTGGGTTGTTGTTTATCGCGGCCTTGTGTAGAGCACCGTTGAGGTCAATGTCACCGCCTGTGGCATGAACATCTTCCCAACTAGCCCCATTGTCTACTGAGTTTATGGCAGTGTTAAGTACCACATCCAGATCTTCGGGGTTGTCAAAATATGCATCTTCCCCGAAATACATTTCTGCCAAAAAGCTATCTTCTTGGTTCATTGCCATTAGTCTACCAATTCAAAATGAGGAAGGTCATCGAAATCATTATCGTCTACTTCCAGATCGGAATCCCAATCTCCACCCCATCGCAACTCTACGCCCAACATCTTTGCACACCCTAACACAAAACCAGCGAAGAGATAGAACCTGTCGTAATCTCCCCAATCGATTGGATATGGAGCTACGTCAACGGCGAGTGAGGGATTTGAATTATGTTTGCTATTAGGCCAAGAAACCTTTGTTCGGGGAGGATCATGTCCCCATAGGGCATCTTGCTCTTCTTTGGTTCTATGTCCACACAAAACACTACAATCAAAGTGCTTAACCACTTCCTCAAAAAGCGCCTGTATCCTGACATCGCAGGTATTTAGCCTTGCTAAACTCGTCTTCCCAAAACTAGGCATTGATCCTATCTCCTACTTTATTCTGAACACCCAAGCAACACCACCAATAAGGACTGCTAGAGCACCTGTAATGTACGCTCTCCAAGTCTCCAAACTCCCCGTCCTTGTATTAAGTTTCTCTAGATGACGGTCTATAGAGTCAAGTCTGCTCAGTATCATTTCCAAGTGTTGCTCATCCATTGCCTAATCCCGAAGGTCACCGCATTCCTCAACGGAAAAACCCTGCTGTTGAAGTATCTTTTTATATGCTTGAATTTGTCCAACAATGTTCTGGGCCTCTGGGTCTTGTGACAAAAGCTTTTCTATGATTACGTTAAGGTTCTTTTTTAAGTTTCTTATTTCTACCTCAACGTCTTCTTGAGCAAAATCTGGAATCAAGTCCATTTACCCTAATGAGCCTCTTGACGTTTCTGGATGTACATCTGAATAGGCTGTAAAATTGATGTTGTAATTGCGGCCAATAGCATCATGTGAGAATATTCGCCAGCCGCTATTGCACTTGGTATCCAGATAACATTGGAAATGCAGTTACTCAATATTGTATGAACTGTCATCTCGCGAATTCTCTTCTTGCTTACCGCATCAACAACACCCTTTTTCTTTTTCTGGACCCGAACTATCTTAGTGTTGGTATATCTAAGATCGGCATTACGATCCATTGTGTCGCTAAGAGAACCCCTTGTTCTTTCTAATTCCTGTGTTAAATCCTTCACCTTTTCGACAAGTGCTGACTGACTCATTTTCTCTATGGGGATTTTTAGATTGTGCAATCCCCCTTTTCGAGAGTTTCCCAAACCCCTGTGTTTGGCCATGTATTTTTCACAATATTCCCCCAGTTTCCTTGTTCTTTATAAATCTCACGAACGAGCCACATTTTTCATTTTCTCAAATGTTCTCAGGCCAGACATCCCCAAAAGACCCATGAGCAATTCTGTCAAATAACTGGTATCGATACTTGGGAGTTCAGTTCCATCTCCCCAGAGAATTATTACCCACTGCACAATGGGCTGAACTACCATTGCCCAACCTATCCCGCAGACACACAGCCACCCCACCGCTGGTCGCCAACCACTTACCCAAATACTCTGATGCTTTGCTTCTTGTTCGTTAATGCGTGTCTGTGCAAGCATAACCTGATTGGCGGCATCAACAAGCTCCTTTTCAAGCTGTTCCTTTGCTCTAGCACGTTCGTTGCCATCTGGTATCTTATCGACAAATTTATTTACTATGCCCCCCACTAGAGGGGCAAGAGCACCAATCATTACGAAGCCGCTTTCTTGACCTCTGAAACGTCCTTGTTAATACGCTTAAGCAACTTTGCCCCACCACCCGCCATTGCCGATCCACCTACTACATAGTCAATCCACGGACCAACAGAAAGTGTCGAAAGGTTTCCTGAAATATTCTCAATCAGGGTTACATCAAATGCCATGCAAATAGCGACACCGATGGCAAGCATCATCTCGTCATACCAGCCATCGTTCTCCAATGCGCCTTTAACATTCTCTATCGCAAAACTGACCACCGAAGAAATCAACGTGAACTGAATAATAGTTTCTATCGCGTTTTCCAAGGCCATACCTATCTCCCAGTTAGTACTTGTTTGAAAAAGCTTTATCTACCGAACTGCCGCCCGACTTTTTCTTTTTCTTCTTCTTCTTCTTCTTGGCCTCTTCGGCCCTCTTCTTTCCCTCTTTTGTATAGGGATAATGTTTTCCATCTACAACAGGCATATTAAGTCTCCGTGGAATATTAAAGCTCTTTTAGATCAGGCTTAGTGTTCTTCTTGACAACAGGCTTCTCTTCCTCTGCCAGCATCTGATTATACGCCTGTAGCTGACCGATTAGATTCTGTGCCTGTGGATTTGCCTGTAACAGTTGCTGACTCAATTGATTCAATGCTGTCTGAATAGTATCAATTTTCCCAGTAATCTCTTCTTTAGTCATCGTATCCCCCAGTTAAAAAATAATTAAACATCTTCTATCGCTCCTGTGTTCGCTTCCCACTCCAATGCAACGATCTTGGTTTTCAAATTCGTATATGCTAGTGCGCTCAGATTTGCGGCAGGATCTACCTCTGTGATTTTGAATCTATCTAGTCGCCGCACAAACAGTGGGCTTTGCGAGTCAGGGTCAGCATTTGCCGCTGACGCATTTACATAGACGCTGACTCCATAGGTCATGAAATGCTTGTTCGTTGCCGATGAGCTTCTGTCCTTCTTCATCATGATATCGTGGACACGCACATACGCATTTGCCAGAGGCGCGTCACCGTCCAGTTTAACCGCACTTTGGATTGCCATTACGCCACCTCCAGTAAAAGCTGATTAGGTACAACCTGACGAATCTTGTTCTGCGTCTCTGTCGGTAGCGAGTCGATCACATCTAACAGCATCGAATACACCTGCCAGATCGCCGAGTTCATTAATCGTGTATGTTGGGTTACGCAGTACAAACCGCCATTCTCGACCGTATCGCCAAGCACTCCCAGTTCAACAAGGTCTTGGTCTCGCGTTTTCACGAAATCGTCCCACCTGTTTTTGATCATACCTTTTGCTAGACCCAACTCGTCAACGGCGTGATCGAATCCGCGCAACAGTGCGGGGTCATTTTTGTCATCGCTCATGTCGGTCATGGCGGTGCCATTACCAGCGAACACGTCCCCGTCTTCATCCACGGCGAATATGGCGCGATCATCACCGCCATTGTTAGTACACCGAATAGCAAACGCAACTCCGTCCGCCGTCATCCCATTTGCGGCGTTTGAGCCATCGTGTTGAGCGATTCGGAACTGCATAAGGCCAAAACAGTTAGCTTCCGTTTTGTTTGTCGTGGCCTGCCCTCCTGTGGTGCGTATTTCGTAGCACGGGGTTTGGGCTTCATTGTCCATCAGGACGTACTGTAAACACCCGCCTTTGTTGGCGTCATATTTAGCCAGACTGAAAAACGTATCCGTTTCACCGTGTGACGTTCGACCGTGGGCTACCTCTGCGGCTTTCAAATCAAGGATGTTGTCGTCATTGCCATCCATGTGGATTGTGAGGCCCCGAGTCTGCTCAGAGTTTGCGGTATCGCCAATAAAAACATTTCCATTATTGTTAATACGCATCCGCTCCGAGGGGGAGCCTGACCCATCTGATGTTGTGTTGAACGTAAGGCGTCCCGGCGTGTCATTCCCGCCAGGGGTACCATCTACTAAGCCTACGATACTAGCGACACGGTTGTTTAAGTCGGTACCGTCTGCGGCACCAAAGTTTATTGTACCGCATTTATCGGCATCTGCGACAACAGTGTATGTCCCGATTGCCCCACCACGGGCTTTGCCTAACGTCAGCACTGCACCATTATTGTTATCTGCAAAGTTGCAGATGGCCGCTGACCCATCAGTTTCGCTCGTTCCCAAAACTTGAAATTCTGACGTTATTCCTATAGGGCTTATCTGTGCCGTGTGCCCAATTACCAAGCCCTGACCGTTCCCTACGTGAACATCTCCACCCGTAAACGAGTGATAACCAGCAGTGTTGTAGACGAGATTGGCAGTATCGAACTTAATTGAAGCATCGTCTGCGTCACCGAATTGTACAGGAGCATTGTCGGCAAGGTCTATGACAGACCCACTCAGCACATTCAGGCTGTTGGCTGTGATCGAAAAATCATCGGCACCGGCAACCTCAATAGTGATCGTATCATCTGCCGACGCGCGAATGCTTGTATCGTTGTCCGCGTCCAAGTCTATCTTGTTGCCGTTCGCCACCATGTCGATGTCGCCGCTAACCAAAAGCGAATCTGCATCTTCGTCCCACAGCATATACTTGCCACTGGTCGCGCCGAAGAATTTTACATCGTGACCAGTGTCATCGACGCCAACTGTCACCGTTCCAGTCACCTGAAGCGCAGAACCATTAAACGTCAGGTTCGCTTCACCGTTCAGGCTGTCAGAGTCTGAAAACGTGGCGATTCGGTTATCGGCTCCATTGGCAATACTTCCGACAGTAGCTTCTGCAATCGTCGTGCCATTTACCGAGAACACCATTCCAGACTCTAGGTCCAGACCGCCATCATCAAACGTGCCGATCTTTACCTCATCGACATAAAACCCGATTTTACCATGATCTGTCGTTCCACTAGCGGTCTTCGACGTAAGTTTAATTTCTTCGGCTGTCTTGTTGCTACCACCATTGTCTACTATAATTGAAAAGCTTTCAGCCGAGCCTGTTCCCATAGTCAGGGATACATCAGCCGCATTATTATCGTCGTAAAGAGTCAAGTCACCTGCAACAACATTTACAGCGGCAGTGCCAGCAGATACCTCAAGGTTACTCGCATCCCACTTTATGGTTGCGTCATCACCATCACCGAATGTAACCGTAGCGTTATCAGCAAGGTCAATAATCGATCCTGTCAATACGTTGAACGAGTTTGCTGTTATCGTGAAGTCATCGGCACCCGCCACTTCTATTGAAATCGTATCGTCCGCACTAGCCCTGATGCTTGTGTCGTTGTCGGCATCCAAGTCTATACGGTTATTGTGGGCAACCATATCAATATCGCCGCTGATCAAAAGTGCATCCGCATCTTCGTCCCACAGCAAGTACTTACCAGCAGTTGCACCAAAGAGCTTTACATCATATCCGGTATCATCCTCACCAACCGTGATCGTTCCCGTGTTCGTTGTATTGCCCTTAACGGCAAGAGTTGTTACATCGGTACCATCGTTAATCCCCACGTTCAGGGTACGAGTTCCCTTTGTCGCAAGGTTAATGGTCTGGTCAACATTGTCATCGCCAACCGAAATTGTCCCACCCGAAGACTCAATGGCTACTACACCGCTGGCATCAAGGTTGATCGATGCTGTATTAGCTGTTGCGAGAGCACGGGCATCGCTAATTGTAACGATATCCGCGCCACCCTCCTGAATATTGACACCACCCGCGCCATTTACAGTCAATGCCCCTGCGGAGGTAGACCATGTTGCCGCCGCCGCCGAAGTCAGAGTAAGTGCTCCAGCCGCCGTGCTCCATGTTGCCGCCGCCGCTGACGTTAGGGTCAAAGCACCGCTAGACGTTGTAAGGTTTGATGCAGACGAAGAATCTATAGAGACTCCAGCACTGTCAATCGTAACTGCACCTGACGCATTTAGATCATACGCCGCAGTATCTATGTTGAATTCGGTAGCTGAATTGAGGTCTACGGTAGGAGCAGTAATGTCGAGCGTAGTTCCAGCGTTCACTTCCAAGTGCCCATCTGAACTGGCTATAATATTTTCCCCGCCAGCCGCATCATGGAAACTGAGTTTAGTATCTCCAGCAAGCACCAACTCATCAGCAGATTGATCCCACAACATATACTGACCAGATGTATCACCAAACAATTTTACGTCATGTCCAGTACCATCTACCCCAACCTCTACGGGCTTGCTGGATACTATCTTCTCGCCTGAATCGGTAGTCACAAAAGTCAGGTATGCATTATCTGCTTCTTCGATGACCAGACTTGTAGCCTCATTGTCAGGTATCTTAACTGACCCTGCGGCACCAAACGTCAAGGCCCCATCTCCACCACTAAGCGTCACATCAGCAGAAAATGTCTTTGCCGCGCTAAACGTCTGTGCGTTTTGCAGAGTGGCGATACCGTCCGTAGACGTATAGTCTACGTTGTTTTCGTCTAGGTTATTCCCGTTAAGCGTATTTATAATATGCGTAAACGTATCTGCCAGAGGTTCTGCAACAATCTCTGCACCTGACGCGGGTAATGTTCCCTGAGCGGAAAAAGTAGCCATTATTCAACTTCCCTATATTCTACCTGATATCCAGTAGGTTCAAAATCTCTGGTCCCGGTCCACTCAGGTTGGATGGTTTCAGCAAAACGATTGACGAAGAAAGATTTATTCTGAGAAATATTACCGCCATAGATTATTCCAGTATTATATCCCGTCCCAGTATTGTAAAAAAGCGATGCTCCAACATCAAGACTGCCAGTTCTCGTAGGCAGTCGTTTTTCGTTTCTTATAACATTTAAAGAAACCGTGGTAGCAGTAGATTTGTCTATGTAATAAGTGACAATATTTCCGATTTCCTTATCCACCCCGGGAGTCCCAAGGTCATTGGGGATACTGCGTATCGTCCAGTTGATATCAGTTCCATTGTCCTGTATTTCAGCAATGTCGTTAGACTTTAGAACGTAGCCATCATACGTTCCCATAAAGTCAAATTCCTTATCGGACACCCTGAAAGAAACAGCATAATTCTGGGTATCCGTAGGCGTGTCAAACCAAACATCCCCTGTTTCATAGTCGTACACTAAAATCTTATCGTGCCCTGTCGAGTTTGCGGCACTAGACACCAGCGTCCTAATTTGATGGTCATTCTCCCGAATCCAACTATGAGCATACTGTAGGCGAGAAGGGTTTAAGGTATTCCAATCAAACTGAACATCACGGGTAACCAGTTCAAAACTCAGATCTGGCCTAACTACATATGCACCATCAATGGCAATCAAGAAAATCCCAAAAGATGGGTGATAAATAATGCTGTTCTTTGCTACTGGAGTAAACCCACCCCTCAGGGGGTTGTCTGCGTATGCTTCAATAAATCCCTGTTGAACACCAACTGATATGGGATATATTCCATCCTTCTTGATAACTATTAATCGACCAAAAGCATCTACCCCGCCAACAATAGGAGCACCGTCTTCAAATACTGCATACCTGTTACCCGCTGGCCAAGTAGTTATATCAATCTCAAAAGTTGTTACATCTACATCACACCAGCGAATACGAGTCGGATAAGCAGTGCCACTTTCTGTAGTGTTCAGAACAAACAACAAGTTCTGGTGAACTACAACATCCTCACACGTAGTCCACAACGTGCCACCTAAGGCGGCGGCATCACCAGAAGCGGCTTTAGTCCATGTAGGATTTGTTCCATTTGTAGCAACAACCTTATCTTTTATAAAGGCAAATCTATTTCTCTTGTCTGCACCATCTGTGATGCTGACTGATCCCGTAACATCCGCTCTGGTAGACCCATTGTCGGTGTATATCTTTGTTCCAGCAGTCTCTATTTGAAGAGTAGTACCCCCCTTAAATCCTTGCTGAATCAATCCATTAACCGACTTTGCACCACCACCTTCAGTAATCTGAGCAGAATTGTATTTTGCAGATCCAAACCTTACTCTGGCAGACCCGCGCTCAGTAAGGTTTATATTTGACAGTAACTCTGTTCTGTCAGGACTGAGCCTTTCATCAGGGTACCGATAGTTAGACGTTCCCTTTATTGGGAAGACCTGACTCTTAGTCCACTTCTTTTTGGGATCAAATTCTGTAGCCATTACTGAGCCTTTGCCACTCCAAGATGGACCCCGGGAATGTATGGAGTCCTTGGCAACATCCTACCCATCTGAACATCCGCAAATGTTTGCGTAAGGTTAGAGTCTCGTTTTACCCCAGACCTATATTCACTAATCCTCTCCGTATACATCTGCTTAAATAGCATCGCAGTATCGTCCTTCCCGAAGGAGGGCAACACCTCAACTCCAGCACCATACAGAATCAGGTTGTGGAAGTAGTCATCTATATCAGGCCAATCTTCGTCCTTCACAAGATCGGGCTTCCAAGCAGATGCGCGTAACACATACCTTCGCGCTACGTCTGGAGTCGGATAAAATTCTATCCAAACATATTCAGGAGAATCTACCCAAAGGGGAATTACTGAAAGAGTCGCACTGCTGGAATCTTTTACAGTGATGTTTCCACTGAACGTGTATCCGGTATTTGCTGTCTTGACAACTCTTTCAATGCGAGAAAAAGACACCGAGCCTGTTACGTCAGATGTCCCATTAACTGTTAGCTTTTCCCTGACAAAAACATCACTGCCATCAAAACCAGTTACGGTAACGAAAAAGTTAGCTGAGTCGCTCGTAGAACTAGATGCGACTGTAATCGTACTGTCTGTAGTAGGCTGATACTGAACACCAAACTTGCCAAGGTTGTAATAGTTAAAAGGATCTCCGGTAGCAGTACTGCCCGGAAAAGATTTGTCGAATTCGCGAGAAGTTATTTCAACAAGGGATCTGTCATTATTGGGATCGTCTATGTTAAGATCGGTTCTCGCATAAAGAGGCAGTCCGTATTTCGACCCCCCACTTCCACGCGTTGATCCCGCCGAAAACCCAAGCACGGTATATGCATTATTACTGACAGACTCTATTTCAATTTTTGCCTCAAAAGACTTCTCACCAGTTTCAAGTTTGACATTACCTGAACTGTCAGAAGCGGTGAGGTCAACGGTGGAGTTGTTAATGTCTGTTGCAATCTGTGCCGCCGTGCGGCTTCCAGCAGTCAAAGTAACCGTCTGAGATGGCCCGTCATTCACGGATATCTTCAGTACGTCACTAGAATCTTCAGCGATAGTAAAGTTCTCAGAATTAGAACCAGTTACAGAAGATGCACTGCCAGCAGTGGTATTTAAAGTAAACTCCCTTCTGGAAAGCTCTTCATCCAAAAGAGACAGAACGCGACGATATACATTATTGATAGCAACGCCAGCCATGTCTTCGGCATCGCCACCTAAATCTTGCGCCCCAATATCAAGCAACTGGCTTTTAAGCTCACCAAAAGACGGCATTACTTATCGCTTTCTCCCGATCCAACCGTAACATCTTTAATAATATCTGATTCGATTTCAGCCTGTGCAAAGAGGTCAGCCCGTTCTTCTTCGTCCATCTGGGAAAGCATCTGAACCAAGCCAGCGGCTCCATCGGGAAGATCTTCAGATTTCCCGCTAAACTTTCCAGCGATACCAGCAAACGCCTTTTCGATTGTACCCAGAAGACGATCTTCGGACCTTTGTTTTTGAACTTCTTCCAGTTCTTGCTTCTGCCTTGTAAGCTCTGGTCCGTTTGTTTTAATTACTTCATGAAGACGAAATACCCACAGATTATATCGATCATAATCATCGATCTGGCCTAACTCAATCATCTCGTCAGCTTCTTCTGTCCTAAGGATACGCTTGTCAACAAAGGCGCACTCCCTCTCAAACTTACCGTGAAATGTGAGGATGTAGCCATCATCATCAGAAATGGGGCGAGAGTTCATCTCGCTTCCAACCTCAATGCGGGGCTTGATACCCAGACGTTTCAACACTTGCGGGAGATCCGTAAACTGCTCAACCCAAGGATAATTCGGATCGTGACTTGTGTCACAGATCTCTGGGTTTGAAGACTCCAGCTTGCGGTAAATAGACTCCTTCTTCTGGGAATCAGACAGAGCCAGTATTTCATACCGATCCCTAGTACGTCCTTCCTTCTGAACAGAAGGCTGATCACTACCGATTATTACGGGCATAGCATTTCTCCGGTTTAGCGTGTTATTCCTTGCAAGTTCACCTGACAGTCCGCACTGGACGAGGCGATCTTTCCAAGGATGGCTTCTCCCTGACCACCGACAACAGTCAGGTTAGGGAAGTTAAAAGAAAGTCCTTCTACTGATATATCAATCTTGGATTGCCAAAGAACAGTCGATGCGGGACTCTCAATGGTTACAATTGAGTCAGCATCAACGTGCCCAGAGATACCTGTTACTATATGTGTGCGATTTACAGTAACAGAATCGTTTGGCGCAGAATCAGTTACAGCCTGTGCCGCATGTGTTGCAGTAGCTCCTGAGTCGGTGCCAACGGCTGTCTCACTCCAAATGGTTGCATCTATAGCCATGTTTACCTACCTATAGTATCCAGTAATAGTAACCGACACTTCACTTATAGAGTTCTCTATAATATCAACCCCAAGAGCATCGTCTTCGATTAAAATGACACCCCTTAAATCTAGGGGGGTGTGTGTGTCTACCGCGCAATACACATACTTCAAAATGGCACCTTTTGTGTTTCCTGTTTCATCAGCGTAAGCTTCGGCACTGGCAGAGTTGCTAGACCCTGTATTTAAATTAACGCCCGTTACTGCTGTTCCAGCAGAAGAGTAATCCGATGTTACAAGATGCACATCCAGCCTAGATGCGGTTGCGCCAACATTGATATTAACATCAGTTATATACAGTTTTTGCGTCGAGCTTGTATTCTTGACAATCAAGATTGTGTCATTAGCTGACGAAGAATAAGGAATGCTAGACCAAGAAAAAGCTAGGCCGTTATCTCTGGAGCTTCTTTCTATTTCAAGCTCTGAAACTCCCTTGTCGCTAACAACCTTAATCATCGCGTCTGTACCATCTGCCAATATCGTACATCGGCAGTCCCACTCGCCACCCTGCCATACACTGCATCACGATAAAAGAACGGGGCGATTGAACCGTCGAAGTCCAGAATAAACTGATCCCCGGGTTGCAAAGGATAGCCATTGCTTGTGGTTACAGATGAATCCTCTCCAAGGTAAACCACAACAGAACTGTTGTTTTTTATAAGCAGTCCTATTCGGGGTGGGCTTGATACAGACTTGGCTACAATCTGCGTTGCAGAAGTGCCCACACTAACATTTGCATATGCCATTTTACCTTGGTCCTAAAACGAATAATGGTGCCCCAGAGTGTCCGTGATAATTTAGCACGTACTACACCAGAACACCTTATTGGGTTTTAGAGTGCAGGGTGGGGAACCGGGAAACCCACCCTGCACATAGGATCGATCCAAATTCTACTGCCTAGTCATCCTTACCATCACGGACGAACGGACGCCAAACTTCTAGCTCCGCAAGACCCGCTGACGGCGTACCGATATCACTAGCACCGAGCATGTTGCTAACAAAATCACCAGCAACATTTGCATCATCAATACTGCCAGCCGTGGATGTCAGATAACAATCACCGTTATCTGCAAACCCCGACAATACTTTCCCAACAGCCTTGCCCTGAATCTGATACCAGCCATACCGACTAGCGACATTGATAGACATTGCCACGGCAACTGGGCCAACACCGTTCGCTGACGCAAGTGCAGTAGTAAAGTCATCGGGACTATAGATCACTATTGATCCCACAACCGTAGAAGCAACACCTGTGAGGTAAATAAATTCACCAGCATTGTAAGTTGGATCTACGGCACGAACGACTGTTCCCAAAGGAACTTCTACGCTAGTAGAGATATCAGCAATGGCTTGACTGTATGGAAAGGTTTCAGTAATATGAAAAGCCATTTAAACCTCCTGCTAAATTGAAAAGTTTCGTGCTACACCACCTAGATAATCCCTGCCGTAAACCGATAGGTATCAGCGGCCTCTGTCTGCACACCAATTGAACCATTCTGTGCAGTAGAGAAATCCTCTGTTGTGTTTATTGTCACCCTTGGATCATTTGTTGCATCATCCGTAGTACATTCCAAGTGACAATAAAGAAGATATCGACCAGTACCTGCCAGTGCAAAGACTCGCGCAGTCGTATCAGCTTCGATTTGACCCGTCAAGACAAAGTGATCACCAGCAGAGTGCAAAGATTTTGTATCATATGTAATATCACCAGCCGCCATATTAACCTCCTATCAGGTTACGCCAGCCAGCTTACCCTGCTTACGGCGGTTATCACAAAGCAGATTACCCATAAAGAACATCTGGTCAACGCCAGAGTTCTGGTTAATCGGCTTCTGCAACCCAGCACCAGAAGGAGCAAAGTTAGCATCTTCGTGAACGTACAGATACAGGTGATTCAGGTTAAGGACATAAACCGTACCGGAGGTACAGTAGTCAGACCAAATAAACGGAACACCACGGAACGTCAGCGCACCAATTCCACCATCGGCTGACATATCCATCATCTGATAACGCGCCTGTGGCTGAAGCGATGCCTCATAAGCTTCGTGAATAGTGCGGGTGGTTACATACAGGTTGGGGCTTGAATCCGCGCCCTCTGAACCCTGCGAAGCCTGATTCGACACTGAGCGAAGGTTGGGAAGCAGATTTACAGCCGCCGCACCAACACTCGTAGCAACTTTATTTTGCCATGCCGTATTGCCTGTAGGAACAGCGGCGTATGCCGTTGTGCCCGGGGACGTTTCGATTATAGCTTCTAGTCCCGTAATGTCTTTAGAGCCGTTACCCGTACCATCCGAATAAATACCCGTAGTAATCTGGTCAACAAGAGACTTAACAGCATTGTTCAAGCGTCCCTGAAGAAGATCAAAGAGCTTGCTCTGCGAATCCTTGTTGATATTCTTTTCGCGCCCAGAGATAACAACAGATGCGCTATACTCTTTCCAAGCATAGAACGCCGAAGTCTGTGTCTGCTGGCGCGTAACATCCAATGCGTCTAGATCGCTAAACGACTTTGCCGTGCTATTCTTTGCCGCATCAATAGCAATGCGAAGACGCTCACCGCCAGAAACAACTCTCAACTGACCAGCATCACGCAGTCGGCGCGTAAGGGGCGTTGCGTCAAAAATAGCATCTTGAACAACGCCGCTTTGAAGCGTATTTTCCAGCGTAGACGCCAGAAGTGACTGAATAGTTCTGCTGTCAGAAGTAGAGGCATCAACTGAAAGTGCCATATTTCACCTCACCAAAAATTTAAGATGTTTCTAAGGCTCTTCGGGCATTATCCATAACTGAATTTAGTTTCTGGGAAATTGATTTTCCTTTGAGGTCATCAGGGTTGTAAATATTATTTGCGGTAACTCCTCCAGCATTTCGCCTTGGTACGTTTCCGCGTATCACCTGATTAACGCGCTCGTTATTTTGAGAGCGAAGCTTTTGAACGCTTTCCTCTGCACCCTGTGTAAAGGCCGCTTCAATCAGTGAGTCGAAGTTTGCGATCTTATAAAGATCTTCAAACGTCAACGCATCATGATTTTTGATGCGATTATAGACAGGAGCCATCTGTTCTTTTGCTTCTTCGTTAAGAACAAACTCTCCATTGTGCTCGTCCATTGTCCCGAAAGAATCCCCAAACATTTCAACGCCGTATTCATTTGATTCATCAACCAAATTATTACGCGCATGATCGTCTAGATCATCCTTCTTGACATACCCCCCTCTTTCAAGGGCAAGCTCTAAAAGCTGAAGCTGTTCGTCCGGTACCTCCGCAAGAGGATCTGGACCATCTTCGGGACTTTCGTAAATCTCGTCCTTAAGAGAATCAACTTCGTCTATCGCACCACGCAACTGCCTTTTAAGAGACTCAACTTCTCCATGATGGGTAAAATCCCTCTGAAGTCCCTTGATAACATCTGCATGTTGATCGCCTAGATTTTCTGCCACATCTCTGAGAACTTGATCAATGCCGGGGCGTCTGGCGGTTTCCTCTTGTGGACCTTCCGTTGCCCAACCCGCACCACCTTCACTCTCAACTACCTGTGCTTCCCCTTCATCAGCAGTTTCCCCGGACCCAACGACTTGCTCAATGGCAGTTTCGCGGATGCCCTCAGGGACTTGCAATGAAATTGAATTCATTTTATTTTTCCTTCCCGATTTTAGATCCTTGTGCTACAGATTTTCGATGGTCCGTTGAAAGATCACCGACCCGATGTATAGTTTCGCTACCATCCCTGCTTACGGTAGCAACAGTTTTATTGTCTCTTGCTTTTCTTGCGGTTTCTTGTTTGTACTGCTCACTGGAAAGACTGATTCCAGCAAGATCCCTAACACCTCCCCCATAATCATTGTGATTACGAGAACCTCCTACTGCATCTCCAGCTTCTTGAACACCCAAGGCATTCATTACCTGCCTTCGTTCCCGTCTCCCCGAAATATCTACGCCAAGCCCCTCATCGTAGTAAGGCTCAAAAGGCTGAAAGCCCCTGATCGCCCTGAGGGGGAATTGGTATTCCAGTGAGTTTCCACACAGAGAACAGAGCCGCACATGTTTGCGGTTGTCATACTCAGTAAAATGTGTTTCAGTATTACTGCAAGCTACGCACTTATAATCATATGAAGGCATCCCAGTTTACTTCCTTTTATCTACGCAAATATCTGAAAACACCGCATCTACCGGATTGTTTTTCTTCTTCCGCTTCTTCTTAGGATCTTTTTCCCGCGTAGAAGCTGACAGGCTACGCATAGCGCGTATATCTACCGTTGGTTCTAGCATAGACAAAGCATTCTTTTAATACAATTATACAGTCATTATTGTTTTTTCAGGTTTTACGTCAATCTCTCAGCCTCAGAGGTTTGTCTTGCTGGAGCATTGGCACCCTGTGCAAATTGCTGTGGGTTAGCTGGCCCCGGGGACGCTCCTTCTGGACCAAAGTCTCCACCACCACTCAGTGAGGAAAATGCCTGAAGTGTTTTCTGTAGGGCAACGGGATCATCAGCCAGTGACTGCAACACCTCTTGAACCTCAGACTGAGAAGCAGGGACGAGAGTTTCAGGATCTTGAATATCATACCCCCTACGCAAAAGAAGCTCAAGCGCCTTGGCGATGTTCGGAGGCGGTAGCTGTAGGTTGAGAAAGGCTGGAACCGTGCCTACCAAGAGGTTGAACAGGTCGAGAAGATTCTTTCTCTCAACAGCCATAGAAGCCTGTTTCGGCGCAACGTCAATTCGGAAGTTGTATTCTCCCTTGGCAATTTCTTCACTTACCGCAATCCAGTTGTTCGTTCGCGGGTCAATAAGGAATTGGCGGTCTGGCTTGAACTGCTGGTGTAGTTGCCAGAACTTTCTAGCCGTTTCTACTTGCATCCCCTGAAAGAGGTTGGCTCTGGCCGCTTCACGGGCATTGTTTCTCTTTTCTATAATCTGAGACTCAGTAGCTGTTTCAGCAGTGATGTTACGCGATGGTTGCGGAGTACCTGCCGTTCGATCCAGAAAGTTCTGAATCATATTCAAAAACTGATCTTTATCATTTGGAACTTGCTGAAAGGGCAGAGCAAGGATAGGCATATTGCCGCCGCTGAATTGATTTAGATTATCTACTCCAAAGACTGACCCGTCAGGAGCATCCAGCACAGCCTGTATCTCATCTTTATCAAAAGTGTTCTGATCATAGATAAAGATATTCTTGCTCTTTCTTAGCGTATACAGCATTGAATCCAAGAACTCATTCATGAGAGTCTGGATGTTATCTGCTCCAGCAAGTGTCAGAATGGGCTTATTAATCCAAGTCTTGGTATTAGTTGTGAACTTTAGAAGAGTAGCTGGATAATCTTCTATGTTTTCATAGGGCCACTCTTCGTCATGTTGCAGTAGCTTATCGTGCCCTTCAGCAATAGTAACCAGAACGTTTCTGGTCTGGTTGTGAGACACGGGGAAATCCCTTGCCCATATCTCCCAACCCTCAACCATTGCATAATCCTCAAAGGTTTCGCCCTGATCCCTGCCCTCTAGCGTTTTAAAGTTAAAACCCTTTTGGCCCTGCCCGTCAATAGACAGTCTGGCATTGGGCTTAAGGTCTTCCGTGTTCTCGTAGTTAGGGTTATTCTTCCACCAGTGAAGAGGTTGTCGAATACGGAAAGCTACCCATCGGGCATCTGTGAGTCCCTCAGTTGCGTAAGGGTCCATAAGGAAGTCATCAGCTTGCCACCTTGTCCCGAAAGGAGATTCCCACTTAACTGTAGTATCTACAACAGGTTGGTCTAGGTTTTTAAGTTCTTTGTGGTGTGATATATGATTTTCTAAAACCTCAACTATTTCCTGTGGCAAACCCACAGTATCTTTCATCTCAGTATGAGCTTGTATATGCTCATCATGGTTCTGGTTTACGGTTGGTTTTGTAACAGAACCCTCAAAGATAATTTGGTTTTCTACCTCTGAGTCATCTTCGACAATTTCAGAAACATCCCCATAATAGACTTCGGCCTGACTTTCAAGAACGGCAGACCAGCCCACCTTCTTAACTGCATAGGGTAGCAGATGCGCGTCTAGGGCAAGATGCCTATCTTGTTGAAACTGCCCCGATTCCTCGTACCAGTAATTAATTGCCTTCTCTACAACATTGGCTCCTTCTGTCGCAATAGAGTTACCCGGGCTGACATTAAACTGCGGGTTTCTCTCCAGCATATTAGCTACGCTTTGATCTACCCACGCAAAAACCAAGGACGCCTTAACGCGCATATTGTTTTCAGTGTCGTTGTGAGAGTTCCATTCTAGGTTATCCTCACGCTCAGTAGTAGCCATGTTGTTATACAGACGAACCATGCGCCTTCCAGCCTTCATGTATGGCTCTATAAAATTTACCGCTTTCTTTAGCTCAGATTGCCAAAAGGAAATCTTTCCCGAATCATCAGTGGGATAATGTTCTTGTGCCATTATGAGAGTGCCTCGCTAACACCGTCTTCAATGAGATCTTGCATGATCGCTTCGTCCAGATCAACGGGTGAGTCAGGAACCATAAACGATTCCCTGTTGTTGCTTCTTTTCTTGATCTTTTTGTACCAGTTTGGAGTTGGGTGTGACGGCCCCTCTTCCTTGTCAGGATCTTTGCCCGACAGTGCCCCCATCACGAAATACCGCGTATCATCACAGGCGTGATCTTCACCCTTTGTGTTCATGTCCTCTCTGGGGTTATCTTCGTCCCCGGCATGAACGGCGTTTTCCATAGACCGCTCAAAGTCTTGGCATTCAGGGAAGTAGTATAAACGTGGCTTCTTCGTCAGTGTACCATCCGATGCTTTCTTCCACGAAAGGGCCTCTTTCAGATATCTCCACCCCGCCAGCCTGTTCTTGACAGAAGGGACTACTTGTATTCCCGCTTCCTTCTTGAATACATCTGAAATCATCCGATTCATCTGCCCGTAATTTGCCGCCGCTCTGGTGTAGAAAATCGACGTGTCCGCAAACACCCTCTCTGGAAACCTCCCACCAGTGTACGGGCAACTTACTATCAGCTCTCGTATGCGACCAGCGTACTCCGAAACCCATAAGCCACCTTGGTAAAATTCTGCCAACCGATACGCAACGCCCTCAGTATCTACAGCCCAAAGACCAAAAGAAGTAGGAGCCGCTTCGCCGTAATCTAAAGATCCATATATTCTCCAATTGTATGGTACCTTCCCGTCTGGTAACACCTCATTAGGATCAGCAGAGTGTATCACCGGATCAAACATCGTAAAAAACTTGCCAAAGAAGACGTTGAAGTTTCCAGTGAGCCACGCTTCCTGAAGCTGTGGGTTGCCCTCTGTGGCTGATTTTAATCGCCCTAGGTACCCCGGGTCGGCATCAAGAAGTGCCCTGTTCTCCCGCACAGAAGACCTCAGAAACATTCGCGACATCTCCGTTTCTGGATCTGTAAACAACTCTCCCCCGATATCGGTTGGGTCGTTTGGAATAAAGAAGTACCTCTTTATCCATCCCAGACCTGGCCCCCCGGGATTTCCTGTAGACCTTATCCTTTTCGGGATACCTTTCACGGGGGATCGGAGACACGCCTTCAGCTTGTTGTATGGGCGCTGGGTAGGCCAATGCGGTAGCTCGTCCCACCCTATCCATGTGTACTGTATTCCAAGATGCTTATCTGCATCGGAGTCCTCTGCCATGTGGAAGAAAAGTAGCTTGGCTCCGTTCGGAAAGTGCCACTCAAGCGTCCCCTCTTTAAATACAGATCCGGGAAACCAGATGTGATAAAGTTCTTTAGACTTATCAATAATCTCCCTGAACTGGCTAAAAGTCTTCCTGAAAAGAACTCCCTTCCAGTCCTTCCCATATCTTTTAATGTCTGCCGCAAAATCAGCAAGAAGCCAATCAGTTTTCCCGCCCCCACGATTACCACCACCAAAAAGCTCGTCGCAGAAGTGCCTAGCTTCTAGTGCGTCCATTTGAAATCCGGGCTGTGGTAGCCACGGATTTTTCTGCTCTTCTGATTGCTCTGATTCGGCCTGAGGGTCCAGTTCGCTAGTAATCATCTCTTAAAACAGTTATCTGCATTTCCATCTGCGCCTAGCTTGTCTTAGCCTAGAGTTTGGGTCTTTTGCCGCTTTAGGGAACTTTTTCATTTGCCCTGCACTTCTAGCACAGAAAGACTTTCTGCGACCAGCATCTTTAGATCCAGCCTTTACTTTTCCGGTCACAGCAGTCTTTAGCTTAGAGCCGGGATTGTCGCGCCGATATTTAGCCACACCAGCCCTAGTCATCCCTGCACCACTCTTTGTGGACCTAAAATACTTTTTTGTTTTAGGTGGCTGTTTGTCTCGTTTTCTTTTGTAGGTTTTGTCTGGAGAATTAGCCATTGTTCTGATCTTCGGAAGATAATTCCAAGTTACGCTTCTTCATACGTTCCAGCCACTGGTCATGGTTTTTGGGCGCATCATCCAGCACCGGAGGACCAGACACAGTAACATTCTGCTCTATGACCTGTTTCTGTCCAAACCTTCCGTTGCGCGTACGCTCCAGCAACCACCCCAGATTCTGCCAAGACGTTCCGTTTCTGTGGGCATTGCGTATCTCGTTAAGAATTGTTACCTCTGCCGCCGCATACGCATCCTCAAGTCTCTCGCGAAACTCTGTGTAGACATTTTCCTCGCCAGCAAGCGATGCGCGTTCGGCAAGGCGTATGTATTTGTTGAGCGTTGATTGCGATATGCCAGCGGCCCTACAGGCTGTTTGCACATAATTGCCGTCCGATATATACTGACAAATCGTATCCGTTATTGTCGGATCAGATTCTATTTTAGGAATTTGACTTTCGTGTCTAGCCACTGAATGCCCCTTAGCGCACCTGACCAGCAACAGCTTCTTGTGCGCCCAAAAATCGCGAAAGTGAGCGAGACTGAATAAAGGGTTGTTCCATTGGATCTTCGTCCCTTCTCATGGTCTTTGTCCCAGACTTCAGGCGACTAAGAGAGGGTGATTTGCCGCCCAAAACCCCAGACGCAATAGCAATCCCCCCCGCATCTGGATCTTCCACCGCAGTCAGCACATCATCAGTAGACTTGACTCCTTTTAGGAATTTCGTGAGGCCGCGACCCGCAACAGTCGGCACAAGGTGAGATGCCGCTATTGCGGCATTCATAGGCGTAGGTACCATTGCGGCCTTTACAATATCAGGAGCGCCCTTGACGGCCCTGCCCCCGGGGACAAGATCAGAAGCAAATTCCCCCATCGCATATTGCAATCGCTTTGCATCTCCTTGGCTCATCTGGCCTGGGCCTGTGTACTTTGAACTTGCGCTAATAGCAGAGGGAAACGTGGCTTTGCGGTATTCAGATCTGCGAATTCGCTCTAACTCATCAAGCTTCTTTTGCTCTTCTGTGCGCTTGTCATCAGCGACATTCGTTGACTCTCGTTTTGAGCCCTCAAGCTTCATCAGATTACCCAAGAGCCTTTCCTTATTGCTACCCGAAAGAACAAGAGATCCTCGATTTCCGACACCGTTTTCTGACACGCTTATTTTGTGCGTCGAATAACTAACAGGGTCATCGGAAGCCAAGTCCTCACTGCCAGCAACGTAAAGATCTTCGCCCCTCAAACGCGCTTCAACCGATCTCGCAATAGAGTTCTCGCTCCCAGTTTTCTTGTTTTTCTGTCTAGAGGTCTGCTTTTTAGGAGAGCTATTTTGCGCTGGCTCAACGGAAAGCTCTGGTTCACGCAGGGCTTCTAGAGGGCTTATAGCCGCCTGTGCGCGAGACATTCTTTTTCCAGAAGATGCGGGTTGTGGGTATTCCCCCTCATAAAAACCCCCGCCTGAAAGGACTTCAAGTTTTCTACGTCGAGGATCTTTGGGCACTTCTCCGGTGCCAGTTTTAAAATTTTCCAGCGCCCTATCCCTAGACCCCTTTCCTGTCGCTCCTACCAGCAACAGTTCCCTTGCTTTATCAGTTGTGCGGGTTGTCTTGTTGGTTAGCCTACCGCCGCTTATGCGCCTGTCTGAGGCAACCTGTGCGTCATGAGGGACTCTTGGGTCAAGCTCACCCTCACCCACCCACATCGCCGCTTCTTCTTCTTCAGTGAATGGTCGAGATTTTCCCAAAGAAAAACCCTCTATCTTAACAGGACTATCCTTTGAAGGCCCCCCCGTAAAACCCTTTGGCGCGTGTGGGTCACGGAACCTTTCACCCTTCGGGACGATTCTGCCAGCAAGCTCTGAAGGTGGTAGGTTCTTGTAACCAAGCCCCTTGTCGAAGTCTATGTCACCACGCCGAAGTCTCCCCTCAAGTGCCGTAGTCGCAAACAGGCTACCCGGATTTCTAGCCATTGCCCTTCGCATGACATCGACCTGAGACTTCTCCTTCAACTCTGAAATGGGAAACTTTTTAGGCATAACGCTCCTATTGACTCTCTGGCTCTCTGTCGTTCCTTGGTCTTTTCTGTTTCACGGGCCTTGTGTCTCTGCGACGAATTTTCTCAAAAACATTCTGGGGAAGATCCAGATCGAAGTCTTCATCAATCTCCCAATCTGGAATCCTCCTTCGCGTACCACTCATAGGCTTGTTAGACATTCTCTCCTACCAAAGCAGATATCCACGCATCTCTTTCAATAACAATGACTTGGTTGACCTTGGTTTCTTTGTTTAGAAATACATCTAATTCTTGGTCACACCAATCTTCCCATTGTATAGGATTTACAACAATGACAGGGTCCGCAAAAGATTCTATGGCGTAGCGTGATAACTCAGCTACAGACTCGTATTCCATCATAAGGACCACTAACTATCGGGACACCAGAAAAGCGCAACCCACCTACTTCGTCATGACCTGTTTCATCCGCAGATATTTGCGGGGAACTAAGCATATACCTAAAGGTCTTATACAGCATCGACCCCAGTTCTATGCGAAGAGGTCGTTGGGCATTCACCGCTTCAAAGCCCTGCACAATCTCCCTGATCTCTGACATCAAATGAGACTCTACAGGAGTATTAAGCTCAGACACTTTTACAAGTACATCTCCCCCCGCAACAGTCTTCTTTGGAGATTTTCTCTTTGTTTTTGTGGTCATCTATCTTCTTTAGTAACAAGAGTTTAAGCAGAAACGCAACATTAGGTATCCTCCTCAGGCTGTCCAATGTCTTCGGGTGGTAGTTCATCACAAGCCTCTTTTAGATAAAACAGAAGATTGCGTAATTGGTATGGTTTAAGAACCTTACTGCACCAATCGGAAATCTCGACAGGAATATTAGCTGTGTCATCGCTACACCCCAAAACACTGTAGCCATCTTGATCTACGGGAATCTCGTCAATTGCGATAGTTCCTGTTGCTTCTGGATCACGAACCATAAAGGACAGATCCCATCTAGGCATTTTACTCTCCGGTTTTGTTAAGATTTTACCTCATCA